ACCAAATTGCGGAGTTTGAGATGTAGCAGAGTATGAGGTGGCAGAATATTCAGCTCCACCAAATTGTGGGGTTTGAGATGTAGCAGAGTATGAGGTGGCAGAATATTCAGCTCCACCAAATTGTGGGGTTTGAGATGTAGCAGAGTATGAGGTGGCAGAATACACATCAGTATTATTAAATGAAGGCATTTGAGAATTATTACCTCCATATTGATTATCAGAACTAATAGTTAGGTCACTAACAGTTGAAATTGATAGTATTCCACCACCTTCTTGTTTATTTTGAAATGTATTATTTAAAAATTTTTTTGTGTGTGAATTTGTATTCATCGCTTGTTCAATTACTGAATATCTATCTCTAAGTGGTTTGATTGATAGTTTGGTATGAGTTTCGTATTTTCCTCCTGACATAGATAGATTTTCTATACTATCAGTATACAAATCACTATTAGCTAATAGTTGTTCACCTCTTCTATCAAAACTAAAATTATTTGTATCAGATTTTGATGCCATTTGGCTAACCATATTACGCAAATCATTATTTGAAAAATTATTCACATATCCCCTACTATCAGATTTAGGTTTAGTATTTGAATTTCCCATTATAAATATAATGTTATACAAGAAAATAAAATTTATATAACTGATTATATTTATTAAATTATTTTTACTATAATGTGTTTAATAAATATCCTTATTTATATTAATTAACATTTTGAAATGAAATTAATATATTTATTTTTACTTATAGTTGTTATATTAATAGTTGGATATTTCAAATTATCCAATACTAATATGATTTATGTTAAATCAGATATAGATGATTCATATTATCTGGTAAGAAATATGTCAGATAAAATTTCAGCATCCAATACACTTGCTCGTATTAGACAAAATATAATCAAAATATCTGATTATCTGTATGAAAATAAAGAACATGATGATAATAAAAAATATGCAAAATATATTAATATACTTCATAAAAAAGTAAGAGATATTGTTATTGGTGAAAGCACTCCAGACAGTGCATATACGAGTTATAGTGTAAATAAAGGAGAACAAATAATATTTTGTATCCGAACAAGAAATATTCCATATAATTTACATGATATAAATTTAATGATGTATGTAGCATTACATGAGATTTCTCATGTAGCGTGTCCAATATATGATAATCATGGACCATTATTCAAAGAAATATTTGCTTTTATAGTCAAAACAGCAATCAAGATAAATCTTTATAAAAAAATAGATTTTGAAGCAAATAATCAAAATTATTGTGGATTAATGATTACCGATTCAATAGTATGATTATTAAAATGAGTCAGATTAAATATTTATTTGTATATAAAAATAATATATACATACAGTATAATGAATAATCCAGTTAAATTACTATGGAAAGCTAAGAATAATAATCAACGTATGCAGTATTATATGTATATATTTGTTGGGAATATTAAAGATAATATATTAAATATATTAAAAAAAATTACTGATTTGAATTTTTATGATTCACTAATAAAAATAAATAAATCAGAATATAAACAATTAGAAGATTATTATGGTGAAAAATGGTATCTAAATTTCTTTAATACATATCATGTAAATTCATTTATATCTCTTATTTTAGAGTCACAAACTCAAAAAAATGAATTGATAGATAGATATGGAAATAATTGGTTTGAAAAACATATCAAATCATTTAAATTAATGAAAAATAAAATATATTATAGTTATGAGTCAGTGATAAAAAATGATTTACTTCGTAAAATGACAAAAAAAGGTAGATCGGTTGAAATTATTGATGATACAACTCTTGCTGACTATACAACAAAAAAAACAGATATTCTTAAATCAAAACTATCTAGAGATAATCAAATAAAATCCGATATTGAATCTTTATCAGGTGGTTCGGAGCAATCTACAATTAGCTCTGTAAAATATCGCACCGAATCTTTATCAAGTGGGTTTGAGCAATCTACAATTAGCTCTGTAAAATATCGCACAGAATCTTTATCAAGTGGGTTTGAGCAATCTACAATTAGCTCTGTAGAATATCGCACTGAATCTGAATTTTCAGATGTATCATCAAATAGTTCTTTATCAGAATATAAGCAGACTGGTGGAAGCAATTCTTTAACAGATAAATATATTGACCATATATTTAATCCTTTGTTTGATAGAAAAATTAATCCTAATGAAAAATTATTAGGTAAAGTTAGTTCCAAACAATTAAAAGTTTATGAATTTAAAGGAAAAATAACAAATAATAAAGAATTATTTGGTGGTGGTGATGATGATGATGAGACTAACGAAGATATGGATGATGAAGATGATACAGACTCTACTAAACCAGATGAGGATGAACCGGATGATATAGATGTTGATGATTTAAATGATATAGAAAAATTATACATAGAATCAGATATTAATCCTGATAGTAATTTGTCTGAAACATCAAAACTTATAAAAAATATATTAAATGATGAAAAAATGTATGAAAAAATGTCTAAGCTTGTTGAATTTGATACATCAAAAGATACTAATCAGTATGATGAGAATATTAAAGATTGTTATAAAAAACAATATATTTTAAATCAATATATATTTTGGGATGATACTATACAAACAATAAAAGAAAAGATATGTTGTAGTATAAAGTGTAATCCAAAATATGGTTCAGATGCATTTTTAATTCCATCTAGACAATATTTATGGTCAGAATATCAGTTTGATTCTAATCAGATGAAAATTATGTTAGGGCAAAAATGGATGCGTCGTAATGAATTGCTTGGAATAGATATTGAACCAAATTCAACTATTCGTATATATGAAGAACTTACTGGTGTGCTTAAAATATTACGTGATGATATTCGCAGATATAATAATAAGATTAGAAGGGAGGATGATGAAACTAATATTTTATTTGATTATCAAGATTATATTACAAATAATGAGATTTATATGGTGGATATATATAATGAATTAGGTAAAAATTATAAGGCTGAGCAAGAACAAATGAAAAATTTACAAGATGTTTATCTTAAAATATATTTTCCAAAGATTAAAAATGATGATTTGAAATCAATCATTGAATTTTTAAATTCTAATACAAAATCTGAAACAAATAAAATTATTCCTATATTTAAAACACTAAATAATGATATTATTATACAAAATGAAATAACATCTACTGTAGAAAATGTAAAAATAAATGATTCATATAAGAATATTTTTAAAGAAAATTATATCACACAGTCAGTGATTCATCTTAATTTGAGACTTATTGGTGATACCAAGATAAATTTATTTCGTGTATTCAATGAGTTTGTTGTCACAGAGGAGTATCCGTTTATTCAATATCAAACATCAGATGGAACTATTGTATATAGATTTTTAGAAAATAATATAAAAAAATATATTAAAAAAACAGAAAATAAAGATGTATTATCTAAATGGTTTGAAAATGCTCCATATGGTATTAGTTTTAAATTTAAATTACCAAATACATCTGATAATAAATTTATGGGAATAACATTAAATGAAAGTGGAAGAATAGAATATAAAACACAATGGAAAGAAGAAGATATGGCAAAAATTGAAGATATAAAATATACATATGATTATGTTAAAAATCTTATTAAAAAATTAAATTCTGAATCTACACGAACCAATATAGCTATTCCGGATAATGCTGAATTTAAATATGCATTTATAAATACAATTCAGAAATTTGAATTACCAAATAATTTTATAATTAATCATAATGATTTATCAAATTTTTCTAGATATTTTTTTCCTTTTGTATCGTTAGTTATTGCACCAAGAAAAAGACAATCAAAAGTTTCAAAAGAAAATGATAAAAGTAAATTTGGAACATATTTGAGATATAAAAGAGTATCAAAATATGAAAATCAAGCAAGAATTGAGCAACGTATTATGTATTTTATTAGAAATTATGAGTTTACAGAAAAAGCATTGATTGATGAAATAGGTAAACAATTTAATATTACTGAAGAAAAAGCAATTGAGGAGTATGAGAGAGTCAAAACTAAATATCCGCATCTTAAAAAAAGTAGAAAAATGTTAAGAAGATTAGAGAATATTCCCAAGTATAAACCTCCTGGAATAGGTGTAGATATTCAGGGAAAACAATCTGATAAATATAAAATAAGAATTAGTGGAGCAAGAGATAGAGAACAACTTGAACGAATAATTGATTTCATGAATATTTTGATATATTTATATACAGAAACATATCATTTTAAAAAGGAAGAAAGACAATTATTAAAAAAAAGATTACAGGATTTTAAAAATATTGCTGAAAGACGAAGTAAAGTTGATGATGTGGTTAATTATGTGAAGGATGTAAAAACAATAAAGCAAATAACACAAATTGATAAAAGACGTTTAGGATTCAAACCAGAAAAAGGGCAAAATCAATGGTCTCGTTCTTGTCAAAATTCTGGAACAGATAAAAGAAGACAACCGCAACAATATAATAGTTCTAATTTGGGAGATTTACTAAAGCGAGGATATATACTTAATAAAAAATTAGGTTATTATGAAAAACGTACATCAATCAAAGGAACAGGTGGGAAAAAAACAGAAATAAAGTTAAGAACTATTGGTGTTGAAGAATTGGATGAGGAAGGAAATGTAACTGGTAATGAGATACATTATACTTGTAATCCTGAAGATAATGGAGAACATTTTTATGTTGGTTTTCTTACACGTTCTACAAATCCATTTGGTCAATGTATGCCTTGTTGTTTCAAAAAAGACCCAATGATATCAAAAAATAAAGAAAAGCAAGAATTTTTTAAAAAATGTTTAGGTAAAGGTGAAAATAAAATAACTCCAACAGATAAATCACAAGGAGATAAGTTGTATATTTTACAAGATACTAATAAAATACAAGATGGAAGATTTGGATTTTTACCAAAATATTTAGATATTTATTTTAATATTATGTTAAATAAAACAAAAAAAATAAAACATCATTATTTGGTAAAGTCTGAAACTGGATATTTTTTTAAATATGGAACAAATCAAGATGAATTTCAATTCCTTAATGCTTTATCATCATCTTTAGATATATCATTGGATGAAATCAAAAAAAAAATTATTGATGTATTAGAAAAAGATAAATCTGACCAATTATTTACATCTCTTAATAATGGTGATATTAGAACTCAATTTGGTTCTAGAAAATCATACATAGATTATATTAGTGATGCAGAAAATCTTGATTTTAATATTATAAATAACATATTATCTCTTCCAAATGTTGTAAGTAAAAAAGGATTAAATATAATTATATTTCAAAAAAATAATATTGTGATTAAGAAAAATTTTGAGAAAGAACAAGTTAGGGAAGATTTTATACTTTTGTGTCAGAATAATGAAGATATAATGAATTTAAAAGATTCAGATAGACAAACAGTATTTCTAATAAAAGATGACCAAAAATATTATCCGATTGTTATGATTTATAAGAATACAGAAGAAACAAAGGATATTCAGATTGTAAAAGTATTTAAATGCGATACAGAATCTGATAATATAATAAATCATATTGACGATTTTTATGAAAAAAATTGTAAAAATGCTTTTACAGATTCAGTCATATATAAAAATTCTAGTTTGACATCTAGAGAAATGCGATACAGATTAACAAATCTTAAAAATAAAGATTATAGTGTAAGATATCAAGTAATTGATTCTAGAAATAAAACAAAATATATTATAACATCAAATCATATACTTATACCAATCAGACCATCTGGTTCCCTTTATGATATACAAATAATTAAAGATATTGAAAAATATATAAAATCTTTTGAACAAACATTTGAAGATTTAAATAATTTGTATCAAATAAGTAGTCAACAAATACCAGTCAAACCAATCGGTGTATATTATGATGAATTAAAAGATAATAATATTGAGATAAATTCTATAATGACACTCACACATGATATTGTTCCTATTATAAAAATAAATCTACCATTAACTAAAATTAATCAAATGGGGCTTACATATATGAAAAAACCACTAACTGATAAAATCGATAATGAAATCATAAAAGGTTCTAAAAATTTTAAAATAGATAGCAGAATATTAGAAATAAATAAAAATAAATATATAACGGAGAGTTTTGAATTATTTCGATTAGAATTTAGCGAATATATTAATAAAGATGAAAATAATGTATTAAAGAAAAAAATTATTGATACGATTGAACATCATACATTAACCAAATTAGAAAAATATTCTAAAATAAAACTACTATTATACAGACTAATAGACCAAAATCTATATGAAAAATATAAATCTTTATCATCAAATATAAAAGAAGATGATATTAAAGATGATTTCAAAGAAGATGATTTCAAAGAAGATGATTTCAAAGAAGATATCAAAGAAGATGATTTTAAAGATGATATCAAAGTAGGTGGTAAATATTCTAAATTTATACAAATAATTAGCAAAACTCTTGATTTGACAAATTACGATATTAATAATAATAGAGAAATTTGTCTCATACATCCAGATAAAGATAAATGTAATTTAAATCCGCATTGTAAATGGTCAAATGATAGTTGTTATTATGCTTCTACGAAAGATATGATAATAATATTTATTAATAAGATTACTTCTCAGCTTGTTCAAAATGATTTGAAAGCATATGAGATTTTAAGAATTGGTAATTATTTTGTATCAGATATTGTAGATTTTAATAGATTTAATGAAAGAGAAGGACAAAAAATAGTTAGAAGCACTAGTAATAATATTAAAAAAGTATTGGATGATATTTTTGGAAAAGATTATGTTCCGGTAAAAATTGGAAGAAGAAAACAAGAAAAACAATTAGAAACAAATTATATGCAAATGAATGCTGATAACTATCTGATAGATTTTAAAGATATGTATATTCAAAATATAATTAAAAATAATTTACAATTATTTCGTGCTTATGTTAATGGATATTATTGGTTAAAAAATAAATACAATAACATAGATGATAGAAATTTGGGATATTATAATCCGATGCAGACCGAACTAGCAAATTATTTTAGAAGTTTAGTTATTGACTGGTTGAATGAAACAGCTAATAGAAAAAATATTACCAAATACATACATAGTAAAAAATCATCAGATGAAGCTGTTCATGAATTTATATTAAAACTTGCAAAAGATGATGTTATATTATCGGATTGTGTTGTTGAGTTGTATGTTTTGAGTATAATAAATCAAATACCAATAGTTGTATACAATGATAATAAAGTATTATATATATTTGATAATGGTTTGGTATATAAATCTACTTCAGATAATAATATTCCAGAAAAATATAAGGATTTTAGTGGAAAAAATAAAAATGATGTGATAAATTTAAAATTTAGTTTTATTTCTAGTAAGGTGTATCCAGAAGAAATATTTACAATTTATTTCAAATAAATTTATATCCTATACAAAATATTATTTTATATATTAAATATAAGTAAATTAGATTAATGACAGAGGATTTACCTAATATTGACAAAAAAAAAATATTAAAAGAATTAATTTCTCGTCAATTATTGGATGTTCCCCAAGATAAAAGATTACAATATAGAGATTTATGCAGAATAACAAAATATTTATCTAGTTCTATTTTTGGTAATGAATGTTGTATATGGAAAGGATATATAACAAATATAAAAAATGCAAGAAAAGGAACATATATAAATTTTTTTTTTAGGAATAAAAAAGTTGCTATCCATAGATTATTTTATGCAAATTTTGTAGGAGAACTAAGTGATGATGAATATATTAAATTTAATTGTGATAGAAAAGGTAAATGTTGCAATATTAATCATTTGATTAAATACAAATATAATATTGCCGAACAACAACCAATTGAAAAACCTATAAAAAAACATATACCATCATACCAACTTACTATTTGTTTTGATTAGAATATAATTTTAATTAAAAAATATATCAATATATTATATGTCTAAAAAACTTAAAAGAGTTGAATCCGATAATGTTCCAACTGGTTGTTGTCCACCCATATTTTATTGCAATATATCCAAAGAAGATGCTATCAAACCAGAAAAAAATGTAACTAAAGCATTTTCAGCATCGGAAATTGTATCAATTAAGAGTATTATGGAAGAAAGACGAAAAGATATAAAACCTTTTATAATACTTGACTAAAAAATAATACAATGATATATTATATGGATATAATCCCATTAGTAACCACATCACTAGAATATTATGATTCCAATAATATTAAATATAATAAATTATTTAAATTAAAAAGTTATCCTGTTGACAAATCTATGCTAATAAATGGAGATAGTATGATGGTATTTTTAGATAATGAGGATAATGAGTTATTTCGTTTAAGATATGAATATATTGGATTAGTTATAAATGAAAAAGATAGTAATATATGGATATGGTCATGGAATCTTCCATCTATACCTAAGAATCAGACTAATATTGCAAGAAAAATTTGGAATTATGGAGCAACACTTGATTTATCTAATTCATATGGAGAAACACTTGATGTATATAATTCAAATATATATCTCAAAACAGAATTAACAACAGCACGTATTGTAATGACTGATGATATTCAGCTTGATATTCATTTAGCAATTGCATCATATATAGGAAAACAACCTTTAATTTATAAATATAAATCTGATGGTCCTAATAATTCTATATATACTCATTGTTTATTTTTACTCGATTATGATAAAATTAATTAGTAAACATAAGGTATATATTCATAATTTAGTTCTTTATCCATATTAGCAATATATATTTTTCCTAGTTCTTTAATATATATTTCATCACCATCAAATAATTGATTATGTGTGCGATCTAAAATGAATTTAATATAACTATCTGATTTATTTTCTGTAACAAAATAATCATAATAGTTTGATCCAGAATATTTTTGTCTGCCCATTAATATCATAAACTTGTATGGGTCATTATTTTTTGTATCTTTTCCAATAAGAGTTCCCATTTTTTTATACGCAGATGGATATCCGCGTGTAGGAAGTGGAACAATTGGAATTGACCAATCATCTCTTTTTAGTGGTGGTGTAAGTTTGTCATTTAGAGCCCTATAATCAAATTCTCTCAACACTCTATATGGATTTGGTGGCAACATATTATCTGTAGGTTGCTGGTTATCTGTAGGTTGCTGGTTATCTATAGGTTGCTGGTTATCTATAGGTTGCTGATAATTAAGAGGATAAGTAGTGTAAAAAACATAAAATCCTCCAATCAATATGACAATAATTATCAGTAAAGATAATAATATGATTTGATTATACATTTTTATCTATAAAATAAATATAGATAAAAAGAATAACAAAATATATTATCAATCTATAATATAAATGTATAATATATTGGTATCTGTATTGACTGGTATGATGATAAGTTGTTTGATATTTTATTTATTTTTTTATAACGTAATATACAGAGGACCAAATTCTAATCAAATAAGAAAAAATATTTATTATATTGATGATAAATATTATATGCTTCAACCTGTAGTTGTAAAAAACACTCCACTTTAAGAATAATTTATAACATATAATATGGTGCAAGTAGCTGTAGTTAAAGATTTTAAATTTAATTTTGATAAAAATTTTAATAATTTTGATAAAAATAAGATTATTAAACAAATTAGTCAAAAAGTAGAACTACAATCTATTGATTCAACCGAAAAACTATTTGAAGTAGTTCATACAGTATTATTATCTGATGATAATTCTGAAAAAAAATTAGTTGCAGTTACAAATTGTTATTATGATGCACATACAGTTGTTCAATCATTTAGCTCTGATAGTAATGATGTAAATAATTTTGTATTTGTGAAAAGAAAAATTGTAGATTCAGATACATATACTTTCTCACTCAGTGATTCATATGAGTATATGGATATGAGTATTGATTTGGTGGCTAAAATTATAAGAAATCGTTATATATCGGGAGGTGTAATGGTTGGTACTGATGGAATTGTTAAAAATATCGAATACACAAATAATATTGAACCAGAATATTTATGTCAAATTAGTTGTATGGATTCTGATAATAAGTTATCAAATATTAGTTATTTGAATTTGCCTCGTGTAATTTCTGATGAAAAAGATAATAGAGAAGATGTTGCAAATAAATTTCTATCAGAAAATAAAAATATTCAGTATATTTACGGACAGATTCAAACACCTTTTGGTATACTTAATTGTTGGTATTCTACATCCGGAGAAGATAAAAATGAAATGATGAGTAGATTATTAGATGTTCCAATATTTGGTTGTGCGATAGTGGGTCTTGAAAATTATCATAATAATACTGATTCAATAATTGATATTGATAAAGAATTATTTATCAAAATACTAACAGCATTGTCTGATAAATCTAGTAAAAAACAAATAAAAAATACTAATTTTTATAATATTTATTATGAATTTGGCTAGATAGTTTGTATAATTTTATAAAATATTTTTATAAAATATTATTATAAATGCCGGGTGGAAACTTTCAATATAATCCTAATATAGATATTCCTAAATCAAATACCGCACCAGATTTTTCAAAAAGTGTTAGTATGCAGGGTGCTGATATGTCTGGTGATATGTCTGCTGATATGATGGCAAGTAATTATGAAATGCTTGACCAAGCCGAATCATTAGTAATAGATGGAAAAGGAGGAACTGATATTATGTCTCTAAGAAAAGAACCTGAACCAAATAGATTTCAATATAATCCAAATATGGATTTATATCCACCTCAACCTAAAACACAAACTCAGCCATCACCCCAACAGAAATCTAAAAAACAAGTATTCCGACAATCCAGACAAGCAAAAGAAAAACAAACAATTAGTTCTAAGATAAAAAATTTAGCAAATGATATCAATCAATCTTTGGATGATTATCTACCATCTATATCCATGTATTCGGATACTGATACAGATTCAGATATAGATATAGATTTATCACATACTAAATCAAGTCGCATTCCATTAGAATTAAAAGAAATTATAATAATTATCATCATATATGTATTTATGTCTCAAAAACTTATAAAAAATCATTTGAGTAAATATATATCATATTTGCAACCAGATGATGATGGAATGATACAATTAAGTGGATATATAGTTTATGGTAGTTTGATAGCATTATTGTTTGTAATTATAAAAAAAATTGTAATCAAAATATAAAAAATTTTAATCAGAATATATGAGATTTTCTATCTTATCTAATACATCTGACTGAGTAGATAAACTATCTAATTGTATGGATGGTATGATTAGATTTTGATTATGTTGAACAACTATTTTTATTCCTCTCACAATCAATATATCTATTTGTTTTTTTTCTGTATTATAATATTTGGATAAATTTGGAAATTGTTCTATATTGATTGGTTGAAAAGTTGTATGAACCATAATACCTTTTCGATAAGACTCTAAATGTGTCTTTTTTTTTGCAAATATTGGATACTGTTTATCAGATATTGTGATTTTAACCAAATCTCTATAATACTCTTCAGTTTGTGTAAATGAAATTTTTGATTCAGATATTTTTTTTAGATTATCATATTGACATATACTAATAGGTAGAGGGTCAAAAATAATATTATCTGTTTGATTAATATATGGATAATAGTGAGTGTATGAATTCATAAATTTATATTAAATCATAATATAAATTTATCTTTAATTATAAAAATCAAATTTTATTGATTTATAAAAAATAATATAAAAAAATTAAGAAAATTTAAATGTATGATAACAAACCATACAAGTCACATATCTAGTAACTGGTTCATCTAATGATCTGGTTTGTAATTCTGAAATCATACTTTTTCTCTGCCCACATTTTTTGCATTTATAAATATCAGTTGTTTGCATCTCATATTTTGTCTTATTTTTTAACTGTATTTTATTAACAATATCCATCCATCTTTTAGGATGTAATTGTTCGGGTGATAAAAATGATAAGAAGTAAGGGTCAATACTTCCACTCAAAATATTTGGCAACAATGTATGATTCTCAATCCTCTTATTTTCCATATCAAGATTTACACATAAATTGTATAACTTATTCTGATAGACTGGTAGCACAAAATGATCTTGTAATTTTTGCAAAGTTACCGTAAGTAGAGCAAATTCAAATATACCTCGCTCAATTCTATCCGCTAAATATTCTAGACTAATAATATCTTCTAAATCTTTTTTTCCTTTAATTCTATCAATTAAATCTTCAGCAGTTTTTAATAATTCATATTTAATATCAGAACTATTTTTTACCAAAAAATTATAATTATTAACATATTCTTTGTTAATATTTTTTTTACCAATACTAATTGTATTAATTTTATTATTGAAATTTTTAACAAACTCACTTTCTGTCATATTTTCTACTTGATGGCTCATTGGTTTATGTATGATTATTATGTTAAAAAAATTGATTAAAATAAGTAATATATTCAATTTTTATCATAGCTTAAAAATATATACCAATATATAATAATGTCCGCTATATATTTCCCCCAAGATTTAGATGTTATGAATAAAGGATGGGAACAAGTAATTAAAGAAGTCGAAAAAGAAAAGTTATTAATATTAGAACCAAAATATGAAGAAAGAAAAGCAGTTCATCAAATGATTTTAGATTTTATTAAACAAAATAAGAGAAAAATTTATGGAGGGTATGCTCTTAATAAACTTATTGGTGAAAAAAATAAATCTGATATGATTTATGAAGAAGATAAAATTCCTGATATTGATTTTTATTCAACTGACCCTATTACTGATACTATAAAAATATGTAATAAATTATTTGAAGCAGGTTATAAAAATATTATTGGAAGAGAAGCTGTTCATCATCAAACATATAGTATATTTGTAAATCATATTAACTATTGTGATATATCATATGTTCCACGAAACATTTATTCCAAGATGCCTTTTAAAGAGATTGATGGCTATATGTTGATTCATCCAAATTTTATGACTATTGATTATCTAAGAATATTTTGTGATCCAATAGTGAGTTATTGGAGAATGGATGGACTAAAAGCATTTAAGAGATTTTTGCTACTTCAGAAGTATTATCCGCTACCTCATAATGAAAAATCAATTGATTTTGAAAAACCTGATTATATGATTAGTAATGGATTAAATACAATTTTTAATTTTTTGTCAGACAGACAGACAACAATTGTTATTGGATTATATGCTTATAATTATTTTCTCTCTCAATCAAATATTTTATCAAATCCTAAAAAACATAAAAATAAATTTAAACATACTGAGATTCCATATTATGAGATAATCTCAATAGATTATAGAAATGATTGTTTGGAATTACTAGCTGCTTTAAAAAAAAATAGTGATTTAGACCAAAATATGATTAACTATAAAGAATATTATCCATTTTTTGAATACACTGGACATAATATGCAGATATATTATGGAGAACGGGTTATTTGTAAAATATATAATAATAATAATAAATGTATTCCGTATTTAAAATTACCATTAATTAAATTTGAGCAAAAGCCAACCAAACTTAGCAAAAATATAATTATAGGGAGTTTCTCAATAATTCTTTTGTATTCGCTGATAACTATTATGCGTAGTCGATGTATTGATGACAAACAATCAGTTGATTTGTATTATACAATTATTTCTCATATGATTGAAATTCGTAACTACTATCTGCAATATTATAAAAAGTCAATTCTTGATAATACAATATTTCGTGATTTTTCAACAAAATGTATTGGAGAAACTACTACACCTGAAGAGCAAAGAAAAAGACTTATTGATAGTAGAAAAAAACATAATAAAATATATTCATTTAGATATGAACCATCTGAAGGTATCAGACAAGAAGAATCAAATTATTATTTCTCAAATAGTTCTGGAAATCAGATTAATAATCCCAAAAACTTAAAGTTATCTGATATTGTTGATAATGATTCGGATGAAGATGATGGTGAAAAAGAGACTGATACAACTAACTAAAATATTTTTTCTTATATTATATTAAATGAGTAGATTTATAGGCAATATAGATTCATCTGATAATCCTCCCTTTCCTCCACCAGATAACTCTTTAGTTGTTTTTCAAAATCCATCAGATAATGAAATAATTTTGGGAACTGTATTAAAATATAATGGAGAATATTGTTATATTGATTCATATAATGAACCATATTTTAATAAAAAAATTAGTCAAGAAAATAAAAAGCAACTATTATTGTATGCATCGTATGGATGGAGATATGTTGATAAAAAAAAATTACAATTATTTATTGGTAGTGATAAATCTAGTATTATAAAAAGATTAGATAAAGTGTTGGATGATGGATTTACCGATACAAGTCTTTTGAATCAAAAAGGTGAACCAAATATAAGCGTATTAAATGATACGCATCAAAATAAAGTATTTACAGATACAGGTAAGTTAAAAAATCTTCCTGCTGATATTTTGCAAGATATGAAAGATAAATTAAGCAAATTTGAACAAATAAATGATTCAGATAAACATATTCAAGTTAATAAGACAGTTGCAATAAAACATCTTATCACCACTACAGATGATATGCTTAATGAAGGTAATAAAATAATTAGATGGATAAAGAAAGTTATGATAGATGATGATGCAAAAATATTTGATGATTTGAAATATAATATATCAGACGGATATATTAATCTAGCACGAATAGGTGTAAATGTTAATGATAAGATTACTGAAGAGTTAGTTCCTGATTTGAAGTATTTTGGATGGCAATATGATTCACCCATAGACTACGATACATTAAAATTTGTATTATTTAAACCAATTGTAAAAGAAAATATTAGTTCAGATGCAGAACAGAGAGAAGAAGCAAAAAAAATATTTGCTCAAGAATATATGATATTTTTACAACCATTACCTAAGTATCAGATGTGGTGTTTAAAAAGACTGGTAATGATGTGGTATGCGGATAGTGATTTGACACATAATATTAGAAAAATTAAAATTCTTATCAATCAATGGAGATGTGTGGGTGAGTATCATTATAATAAAGTAAATGGTATCCTTCCATCCATAGTGCTTTGTTTACGATATGGAAAAAATGTAGCTAGAATGGTCTTAAAAAAAGTATCCGAATATTTTTTATTTTATCAAAATATTGGATGGAAACAAAGTCTTCCTAGTTATTCGATTAGAGTTAGCGATTTAATTGCGTATGCTAATGGTAATATAGAGCTACAATTATACTATAAAAGAGCCAATAAAGTCTATCAGGCTGGATTACAAGCATCAAGCAATTTATTTAAGACTAATAAGAGTGAACAATTGATATAAAAAAATTGAAATATTCAAATAGTTATAATTCTCTTTACAACCGAATATATTACTTTGCTATAATTTCGACACATTTCGTTTTACTCTCTCTAGACTCATGTCTGAACAACTTAGAATGGTTTATCCAGTTATTTCTCAGTTTGCAGCTACGCTTCCTTCGGAACAGCGTCGCGACATATTCTTGTTGCTAGCCTGTATGGCTGTTTTCTCGTCTATCCTCATCGGAGAGAATTTTTGGAAGCTGGTTCTTCTTTTTCAGAACCTCAAGCTGATTGGTAGAATTCTCCTCGGGTTTGCTTGTCTGGCTACCTATATTTTCGCCCAGTTGTACTTTTCCAAGCCTACCTTCATCATCAGAATGATAAATGTAAGTTATTCTGTGATTCGTTGCGTTGCTGAATCCACGCGAGCTCTTAAGTGGGCATCGTTTGTGGTCATCATTGTGAAAGGATTTTCGGTTGCAACATTTACCGAGTTCTTTGGCTACTTCTCTGACCCGCAAATTTTGCACAACATGCTGGTTTTGTTTGCAGGTTTTGTCAGCATTTTTCAGATGCAATACCTCACAAGCAGCACTTGGACTCTTTTGTGCACTGGAGTGTTGCAACTAGTACTACTTTTCAAAGCTACCGATGATGAAGATGCAAGTGATGTATTGGTGGTCTCTCTTTATATCAAGCTCTTTTCTCTCATAGGAGCTATTTATTATTGGGGGAAGATTCGTTCTCAGGGATTGAACTATCTGAATCACGCCTTGTATTGTTTTTTCAATGTTCTTGTACTCCAGACCTTACAAGTAACAATACAACAAATTTGCAAGTATCTGGAGAAGAATATTCCTTTTATAGGCTCTTACTTTGCTCCTTACGCAAATCAGCAACAAGTCAGTTTTGCTACCAAAGTAGTGAAAGTTGAGAGCGATGATGACAGCGATGATGACAGCGATGATGATGACAGAGAGGAAGATGACAATGGCGATGTTATCATCGTACAGGTTACTGAAAATATTCAAGACCTGGTCAAGAATTTTTTGAAATTCTGGGGTCAACCTTCCACTATAAATTTCCGCGACTCTCTGATGTGTGTCATCGCTTTCTCTCAAGGTTGGCTCTGTAGTAGCACTAAGATGACAATCACTCTTTTTTTGAACCAACTTGTCTGCTACATTTTGCAAGTAGTTCCTTACCTTGCTGTGTTTGCTCTGGTTCTAAATGGATGCCCTGCCACAGGAATTCTGAGTAACTTTTATCTACGTAGCTACATCGCTCTCTTGGCTTCTCGCCTCTTTCTCGCGGTTGAAGCTTCTGATAAAATTTTTCAGATTGATGTATTGTGCCCTTATCGCTCCATCTTCAAGGGTGCTTTAGTCATCTTCAACATAGTTTTCAAGTTCAGGTTTCCCGCTAACAATATTTTTGTTGTTAACTTTATTGCGAAGTTCTCCATTGTAGCTCGCAACATAAAACCTTTGAACGGCTACTTTGAAGAGCTAAAGGATCGGTATGAAAAACGCAATATGATACTTTGCCTACAGACTTTCAATAAGATTTGTAACAGGGTCATAAACGTAATTCGCCGACTTGATAAGCCTGTCGCCTAATTTTTTTATTTTTTGGAAACAAACCACAAAATTTGATTTTTTTATTTTTTCAATATAAAGATATATTATTGGATATATTAATATGAGCGAGGATACTTCACAATATTTTAAGGATGGAAATTTCAAACTTCATATATTTAATGAAAAAAATATTCCAATTACCGAAAAAGTTATTGAGCAAATATTTAAAAAATATAATTTCTACCATAAAATTAAGAATTTAGAGCTTTATCAATTAGCTATGATTCATATTAGTTATATGAATCGTACCACAGTGACTGACAAAACAGCAAAAATTCTTAAAGATATTCAACCAATTGAACCACAATTTATTAAAAATGTATTTCCACTTCAAGATAAATGTTATGGAAGACTTGAATATAGAGGTGATGCGGTATTGCATCATATTATTGCTGATTATTTGTTTGAAAGGTATCCGGATGAAGATGAAGGATTTTTAACAAAACTTAGAACAAAGTTAGAGAAGGCTGATACATTATCTGATTTATCAAAAAAATTAGGATTAGATAAGTATGCGATTATTGCTAGAAATATTGAGCAAGCTAATGGCAGAGCTAATAATACTCATTTAACTGAAGATATATTTGAAGCATTTTTTGGTGCACTATCTATTGAAACCACATATGAGGAATGTTATAGATTTTTTATAAATATTATAGAAAAAGAATTAGATATAGTTGAGTTAATCTATAATGATGATAATTATAAAGATAGATTGATGCAATATTTTCATAAAATGAAATGGTCTGAACCAAAGTATACCGAAGACTCTGCATCAAATGGATGCGGAGATATTAGAAATTTTATTATGATGGTAAAAAATACAAGTGGTCAAGTGCTGGGAGTTGGTGAGGGAAATTCAAAAGTCAAAGCCGAACAACTAGCCGCCTACAACTCATTGGTAAAATTAGGAGTTATTGTTGTAGATGATATAAATAAAACAAGTGATGATTATTATGGAGAGCTATCTGAATCAGATAATAGTGATTATTTTGAGATAGAATAAAATATTATAAAATTATAAATCAAATAATATTATCATATCATAATATAAAAGATGTCTAAAAAATATCGTGATAAATTTATTGATTTGAAAGTAAATGGTAGATTATTTCCATCGTGGATGTTAGCAAATTTTAGACAATACAAATTACCAGATATTATAAAATCAGATAAAACGGATGAGGATCCATGTATTAGTAAATCTAAATTAGAACTCAGAAAATACCAACTTTTTTTAAGCAAATATTTGGATTTTAATAGTCCGTATAAAAATTTATTAATATATCATGGGTTGGGTTCTGGTAAAACTGCATCTACGATTAATATTTATAATATGTTATACAATTATACACCTGGATGGAATGTATTTATATTATTAAAAGCCACACTCAAAGACCATCCATGGATACCTGATTTGAATAAATGGTTACAAGAAGATGAAAAAAAATTCAGATTTGCAAATATTATATTTATCTCATATGACTCGCCAATTGCAGATAAAACTTTTTTGGATGAAATAAAAAAAGCTGATAGTTCCAAAAAATCATTATTTGTTATTGAGGAAGCACATAATTTTATTAGAAATGTTTATAGTAATATTAGTTCTAAGAAAGGAAGAAGAGCACAGACTATTTATGATTACATCATACAGGATCAAAAAGAAAATGATGGAACACGTGTTATTTGTTTATCAGCTACACCAGCCATCAATACTCCTTATGAGATAGCTTTATTATTTAATTTGCTTCGACCCAATTTATTCACAAAATCTGAAACACAATTTAATCAAGAATTTATCAGTTCATCAACTTTCCAAACCATCAATCCAGCTAAGAAAAATTTATTTCAAAGAAGAATATTAGGTTTGGTATCATATTATATTGGAGCGACTCCAGAATTTTATCCATCAAAACGTATTAATTATATTGATGTAGAGATGTCTGAGTATCAGAATGAGATTTATACATATTTTGAGAATATTGAGGAACAACAAGCACGTAAAAAGAAAGCCAAAACTGCTAGTTCAGAAACATATAAGTCATATACTAGACAAAGTTGCAATTTTGTATTTCCTTTAATGTCACAAGGTAAATCTGGTGAAACTCGACCTCGTCCAAAAGCTTTTGCAGTATCTGAAAAAGAAGGACAACTTCTACAAAAAGCAAAATCTGTAGGAGATAAAGATAAAGAAAGTTATTATAATGTTCAAAAATATCTTGATGCGATTGAAGATTTTATAAATTTATTTGATAAACATTTAAGTGAAATTGAAAAAGAAGACCATGCATCTGGTAATACGTTGGAAAAAGATGTAGAGACATATAAGAAAAAATACAAATCAGAGTATATGGATTTTTTGGCATCTAATGGTGCAAAATCTAAACTTTTTAAAGAATTACATAAATGTTCAGCAAAATTTGTTAATATTATTTTTAATATATTATGTTCTGAGGGACCAGTATTATTTTATTCAAATTATGTGCTGATGGAAGGTATTCAAATTTTTAAAATATATTTAAAATATTTTGGATTTTCGGGACTTGAAGATTATTTGTCTGGAAAAAATACTGGCAAAGATGGATTTAGATATATTGAGTATCATGGTATGATTGACAAAGTTCAACGTTCAGAAAATTTAGTAAAATTTAATGAGTTGGAGAATAAACATGGAGCAATATGTAAGCTTATTATGATTTCACCTGCTGGGGCAGAAGGTTTAACTCTCAAACGTGTTAGACAAGTTCATTTAGCTGAACCTTATTGGCATGAAGTTCGTATGAGTCAAATGATTGGTAGAGCGGTTCGTATGTGTAGTCATGAATTTCTTCCAAAAGATGAATGGAATGTTGAAGTATTCAGATATAAATCAATTCGTGCAGGAGGTGGAAAAATGACAACAGACCAATATATTGAAGATTTAGCACGTAGTAAAGAAGGATTAATTCAATCATTTTTAGATGCAATAAAGGAAGCTGCTATTGATTGTGTGCTAAATATGCCACACAACTCACTTGTTCAAGATTATAAATGTTTTCAATTTGACGAACAATCATTATTTGATGAACAAGTTGGTCCAGCTTATAAGGATGATATTGTGGATGATTCACGTATTGATAATGGAATGAATTCAACAAAATCCAGAATAACAAGAATAAAAGTTCTTAAAATAAAAGCAGTCAAACAATTATCTGATGGAACAGAAAATATCAAATATTCTAAACCAGAATATTATTGGTATAATCAAGATAGCAAAGTAGTATATGATTATGAATTATATTTTGCAATTGGTAAAGTAGGGATAGAAGATGATTTACCAAAAAAATTAGATAAAGATACTTATATTATAGATAGATTGATACCTATTCCAATGATTGAGAGTATTTAGACCTTTAATAAACTTATCAGGATTAGAATAATATAATTTTTTATAAAAATTGAAAATTATAAAATATTATAAAATGTCATAATAAACCTAATAAAAGTACATAATAATATTTTTCTGATACATAACTTTACAACTCATGAATTCTTGTATAGATTGTATAAATTGTTTTGGGGTTAAACTGACAGAGAATTGTAAGTATTGCGGCGCTAAACCGCGTCATGTATCAAAAGAAGAGTTTGATGAAATGCTTACCAGTGCATGGAGTGACCTACATCTAGATTCCCAGCTATACGAAGCCTTTGAAGAAGAGTCTGAATCTGCTGAAGAAGACTCCGAATCTGCTGAAGAAGACTCCGAATCTGCTGAAGAAGACTCCACAGCTACTGAACAAGACTCCACAGCTGCCGAAGAAGACTCCACAGCTGCTGAACAAGACTCCGCAGCTGGAGCTGTCTCACCGCAACTCTGGCAAAACCGCACTAGAGATGCTGAACAAGACTTAATGGTTGTTAAAACAATGCCAGATCTAGATGGATCTGGCTTGCTTTCTCTGCGCGGGATTTTGGAGCTCATTTTGACAAATCCAAACATTCTAGATGCATCGCCAACTATGGTGTCAGACCTTGGAGCAACTATAAAATTTCACCTTCCAAGACATTACGAAAAAATCCCGCATCCAAGCAAAGCGAATGTGTTTGTCAGAGGCTACTCAGCTGCGGAAATTGTAGTCATTCATTCATGGCTGATATCAGCAGATGGTCAAGACTTTCTGCAAAATTACGTATAGCAGTCTTCATATTTTTTTATAATCATGGTTGAGATCACCAAATGGTCAAGCCTTTCTACACTATATTTTTTTATAATGATTTTATTTCTAATTTTATTTTATGTGGTTTGGGTGGAAGATTTACCAAATGTGAATCATCTGAAGTTTTTTGACTTTTAAATTGAAACACTAATGCTCCAAGGCTTTTTAGTGGTGTTTCAAACAAAGTGCTTTTAAATGATTGATTTTTAGTATTTGAGAGGACAGCAAATGGTTCATCTTTGATAACAGTAGGCAAATACAAATAAATTGGTTTGGTATTAAACATATGTGGTTTTTCAGATGTATATTTTGTTTGTCCTGTATAAGAATTCTCATTAAAGCCAAAATATTTTCCAATTGAATTTTTGCTAAAATCTAATTCAAATTCTATATCTGATTCAAACACCACCACACTATGTTGGTCAGAATTCATCCGTATACCCGTATTAGATAATTCATCACAAACACCTTCTACAATCTCATCCATTGTATATTTTCCATCATCAAAGCTAAATGGAATAGTTTGACCATTAACTGATATGGTAAAACTATTACAAGTATCATCAATATAGGGGTCTGATTCTAATTCTATGTCTAATATTTTAATTTCTTTTACATTATTTATTTCTTTTCCAACTAATTCTTTGATATCAACCATATAATCATTATAGTTTTCAGGTTCATCAAATTTATCACTTGATATTTCCAAAATATTAGTTTTAGTATCTTTTGATACAGATATTCTCGACTTTCGAATAGGAGTATTATCCTCAATCTCAACATTTTTTTTTGTATTAATTCTAACTTTTTTTTTAGTTGGTTTTGTATCTATTTGTTCCAAATCAGAAGCCATATCTGATGCTGAATCTGAATCCGAATCTGAAATATTTTTTTTACTATTTTTTAATTCATATAATAATTTTAACATATCTGATATGTTTTTTGTTGGTTCTGTAGATTTTGTTGGTTCTGTAGATTTTGTTGGTTCTGTAGATTTTGTTGGTTCTGTAGATTTTGTTGGTTCTGTAGATTTTGTTGGTTCTGTAGATTTTGCTGGTAATATCTGATTCTGTTTTTCTATTAGATATTTTATTTCTTCTGAACTCATACTCATCAGTTTTGATGGATTAATACCTAACTCAGAAGCCATTGAATTTTTAAGATTTGTATTTATTTCTTGTATGTGGTTTAATGTATTTGATTGATTGTCAGAACCCAAATTTATTTGACTGGTTTGACTCAATTGATTGGATGAATTTGATTGAATAAATGATTGCATCATTTGCATCATTTGCATCATCATTTGATTTTGGTCAAAATTTTCAGGCATTTGTTGTCCTGTATATGATGATGGTTGTCCTGTATATGAAGGTATTTGTTGATTGTTTGGTAATAATAATTGATTAAAATTTTCTGTTTGAGATTGATTAAAATTTTGTCCAATTGGTGTCTGATCATAAAAATTATTCTGATTGTAATTTCCAATCGTACTTCCTCCCATCATCATTGGATCCATACCTGCATGAATCGCATCCATATTTATTTTATTTCCTTTAGGGTCATAGTCTTTTCTATTACCTCTTCCATCTAATGAAAAATCTATTTCCTGTGGTCTATTAGAACCAAACATATTAGCATTTGTAGTTACTGTTGGGTCAAATCCACTAGATTCATATTCATTTTTTCTCTCTAACATTCTTCTATTGAGTTCTCCTGCAATTTCTTTTTTGTCTCCAAATTGCATATAATCATTTATATTAACACCAGTCAGAAATTTTTTCCCCATCGAACCATCCGCAGCAATAAATTCACCCCCACCACCACCGCCAACCGATGCATACATTGAATCTCCAGCAGATTGTAATCCGGGCATTTCACGTCCTGTAGATTTAGTTGGCTTTTTTTTAACTATGCTAACTTCATTTGCTCTATCCATTGCATATTGACCAATTTTACCAGAATATTTTGCTTTATTTACTTTTTCATTATATATCTTCTCACATGCACTCAAACTTTTTACATTTAAATATTTTAATACTTGTTTGGTTGTTCCTTTATCTAAATTTTTTAAATTTTGTTTAAAAATATTATTCATTTGTGATTTTAATAGAGATGTGCATAGTTCAATTCCATCATCATCAATATCAAGCTTTCTACTTAAAATATTAGATAAATTTACCAAATTTTGTTTAGAAAAAAAATATTTTTTAATTTCCATTCTATATAAATATTATGAGTAAGATTATTGAATTATATTTGACGCATTGATACAAATAAGATAAAATTAGTCCAAACATTATAAAATATTTTGTTTTGTAATATCATAATGCGTAGAATACAAACATTACAAAATGCAGATAATGGCAATTTTACTTTTAACTCGTCCACTCCACATACTAATTATATGGCACATTCTGGTATGAATAATTTCCAACAAGCATTCGGACAAAACCAAACAGTTATTGATAAAACCAATTTTATCAATCAATCCAATACTATTCATAATAATTTGGGAGAAACAATCAATACAGAAAATATAAATGAATATTTTATCCGAATATCTTCGGCAGATAGAACCATACCCATCTATCCATCTCCATTTAAATTTTCTGTTATATTTGGTCAGTCAGGTGTAGGGTCAAATTATGATTTAAAAAGAGACCAACCACCACCAAACAATATAGATTCAATTCAAAGAGCTTATACTGGATACTATTTGGATCAGAGTATGGATTCAATTGGTAGAAATAATTTGATTAGGGTTGATGGTGGTGTGCCTCGTATATTTGATTATTATAATCAACCAATTAGCGGTATTCCTTATCCAATTCCATCACTAAGAGGTTCAATTCCGAGTCCAACTATTCCAAAAAGTTTTACTAATGTTAAATTTATATCCATCGATTCAGTCAGTATCCCACGCACATTAACCATATCTTTAGAAAATCAAACAGAAATTCCAGATAGTATTATGCCTGTTGGTTCATATCTTTCAGATAATAGAGGTGATATGACACATAACTTTGTTACACACAGATACAGATTTTTGCGATTAAGAATTAAAGAAATAAACCCACATTATCAGTTTTCTTCCAACCCTGAAATAGAATCAACAACATTTACTCTAATACCTGATAAATGTTTGGGAGCAGATAGTCATTTATGGATACCACTTGAAAGAAATGTTACATTCAAAACATCTTCTTTAACCAATATAACAAAGCTTACTTTTGAACTATTGGATCCTGATGGAAATGAACTAAAACTATATAATAAAAATGGTTATGATATAGATAATCTATCAAATAATGTGGTTAGTTTTGATTTTTTTAATAATCTAGTTATATTAAATCAACAGATTGTTGGTTGTCAGAATTTTATAAGAGGATTATCTTATACTAATAAAGTAATGCAAGTAGAATATAACATGATATTGGGAGTGGTTGAAACTAATCTGAATACTCTAACAGGATTTAACAAATTTTAGACATATGATAAAAATATATCTAAACAAATAATATAAATGAGTGAAAAAATATATATTTGTGGATTAATCATAATAACTGTTTGTGTTGTTGTATATTATATGTTTGAAATTTCTGATTATCAGGATGAAATGAGAAAAATAAATGATTTAGAATACAGAGAAAGAGTTGAACAAAAAGAATTAGATATTATTAGAAGTCAAACAACTCCTTGTCATATAGGCACATTTCAAACCCCACGAAATTGTTATGTTGATTCTGGTCGTATGTGTTCATGGAATGAGAGAGCCAAAAGATGTGATGCAAAATAGATGCAAAATAGATGCAAAATAAATATTTAGAATTTGGTATTTCTAAAATAAATTTTTCTACATTTATTAACTTCTTTATCAGACATTTTTTCTCTCTCAATTTTTTTAAAATCACCACCACCCAATAATCTTATAATAAAATTAAGTGAATATACACCACATTCAGAATTCTCTTTCTGATGTTGTTCTTTATTATAATCAATCACAACATTTTTAATTTTCATATGATTAGAACAAAATGCTTCTAATCGTCTCATATATTTACGAATTTGTGGAGCTGGTGGTAGTCCATATGAATCAAAAAAATATATTTTACCTGAGCCAATATCTGCATACGAGGCTACCCAATGAGACCCACTTTCATTATGTTTATCAAGATTAAATATAACACCTAATTTTGTCACACCATCTGATATAAGCTTAGCAAAATCTAAATTTTTAATTCCAAATCTTTCAAAATCATCAAAATCAATAGGTACTGCTCCTAAAAATTTAAAATCTTTATATTTGGCTTCATATTGTTCCATTACATCTTCTATATGAAGTGTATTCAACCATTCAAATCTTCCTTGTGGTCCCTCAGCTCTCCAGGTATATTTTTCAAGTTCAACTTTATAAGCATTTTTTATTTTTTTAACAAAATGTTGCGATGTCCAACATTTTTGATTAGTGCATTTTGAACCAATTCTTTTATTTAACTGTTTTACTAAATATTTTTTATATTTTTTTGGATTAAGTATTTCAACTTTGGAATCCAAACTAATTGTATCTGAAGAATTTTCTCCCACCTCCTCATTATACGCATTAGCCATTTCTACTAATATTTGTAATCTAATGCAAGAACCTGCTTCATAATTTAATGTAGGAGCACATCGTTTATCTTCTTCTGGATTATAATCCATATTTGAAGAACTCATAGAATTAATTATATCATCCAATGACATTATATAATATTTAGAGGAAAAAAATATAATACTCACATATAAAAAATTAATAAAATTTTGCTACCAATATACTGATTAGCAAAACAAATAATGCTATAATATAATACCTGTATCCAAAATATATTTTATTAATATCTGTAGTATTCTGGGTGGGATTTAATTTATTGTAATATATGAGAATTTTAGAATCTATACAATAACTTGAAGGTAATTTATATGTATTACCAAAAAACATTTTTTTACCTATTTGGAATTGATAATCTATCCGAGCATTATATTTAATATTATGCTTCCACCTATTTATACCACCAATCATTCCATTTGGATCAGATGAATCTAATAATTGTAAATGCTTATTATAAATATATGCATATGTTTTTTTGAAATTAGTTTTTTTATCATTTACTCCATATTCTAATAATTTAATTACACCATATAATAATATACCGATAATGATAAGTTTTGAATATCTTAACATATATTGAGTGATTAAAAAAATTGATATTTTTAATTGATATATATAATGATTATTATTAAATCATTATATGCATGGAATCTGATTTACAAAATATCGATGAATATGTGGTTGAAAAAATAATAATAGATAATGATACTTATTATATTGACAAACATAATAATGTTCTTAACAATAAATTTATGTTTGTTGGTATTTGTGTTAGAGATTTAGATATCATTGTATGCTGGTGGAAAAAAAAACCTATTGATTACAATACAACTTTAGATAAAATAAATAAAATGTTTGAAGATATATTTTAACTCTCATCAATAATTTTTTGTATTAGAAGTTTTTTAGTTTTAATTTTTTCCGTCTCTTTTTTTATATCCTCAATTGATGCCAATCTACTTGATTTCTTAGAACAACATATTGTATCAACATACTCCATAACTTTTTGATTATCTTTATCAGTTAATTTTCCAAATTTTTTGGTAGAACATAATGCTTCAATATAATCACAAATCACATCTCCTAATTCTTTTTCTTTCCTCAAGTATAATACATATGACCAAACTTTTTCTAATTTGGGTAATATTGAGGCAAACCATTCTCTATCTCTATCAATTGTCACACAATGAGTAGCAGATGCTCTCCAATATATAACTTTATCAAAATAATATCCAATAGGAGCTGTATTACGAATATTTGATATAGATTCAGCAATCCATACATCGCATTCTGATGGTGTCATTTGAATTCTAGGTGGATATTTGTATTTAGATGATTCCCAAACAATTTTATTATATTTTTCTGTATTAGTTACAAATATATCTTTTCCATTAATATCCTTCTGTATATCCAAATAGTCTGTTGATTTTAATGGTAAGAATTGAATCAAGCATCCCTTTTCCATACCAGTTTGTTTTGACCTAAATGGTTCGGATTCCATAGTGTCTGCAATAAATTCATCTCTTGACCCATATTCTTCCAATCGGCATTGCCAAAAATCACATTTCTCTAAATTACAACATTCTAATTGTTGCTGAACCTGATCCCAATAATAAATAGGACAAATATGTCCTTTTATTTCCCCAGTAGTATATATTTCTCTACTGGTTACACATTTTATTTCAAGCATTCTACCAACAAATTTAGTTAGATGTACACCATCAGCCTTATAGGGACTAACAATACCATCTGGTGAAGCAGCAACTGTTGGATTGGTTGGATGTGCAAGTAATCCAAATTCTTCAACCATCACATTCATTCGATAGCCATATATCATAGTTGCAATATGTTCAAATTTTGTTCCATGATGACAATTAAAATTCCCTTCAAATGGAGGATTTTTAACTTTTTTATATATGAATTTACAAGGTTGTTCATACTTGTTATCACCAATCACACATCCAGAATCAGAAGCAGTAACTCTTCCTTCTCTCATTGCAAACCATTCAGGTGATTTTTGTTCAACTTGTGGAATTTGTAATAATTTTTCAAGAATCTGATGTTGTTTGATATCATCTGGACTCAATATATCATCTGTTTGAATATCATTAATCCATTGAGTGGAAAAAGGAGGCAATGCATTTTCTCTAATTGGTAGATAATTAGTAGTTTGAATCAATATAGGTTCTGATTGTTTGATAGACTGTGAGTCAAATAATAATTTTTTGGGTTTTGTAGAATCTATGATTGGTTCCAAATCATCTATGTTTGATTTTTTCAAATTAAAAAATGATTTTTTGGGTTTTACGGAATCTATGATTGGTTCCAAATCATCTATGTTTGATTTTTTCAAATTAAAAAATGATTT